AGGTGGAGGCGGCGGCGGCGGCGGCGTCGGCGTAGGTGGCGGCGGCGGCGGCGGCGTAGGCGGCGGTGCGCGTCTCCTCGCATGGATTCTCCAACCACGCCTCAGCGGATTCGATCGCTGCAACGGCCTTGGCCATGTGCTTCGGCTCGACCAGATGCAGCACCTTGCGTGCTGCCCAGATCGCCAGCTGCGTGTTGATGCGGTGGTCGGAATCGGTCCGGCGTGCCCGCAGCAGGCGCGGGATCATGGCGTTGAGCTTCTGTCGCTCGCCGCCGCTCATCAGGTCGTTGATCCGCTGGGCGTTGATCGCCACGAACGCGTTGGTGCACGGCGGCAGATCACTGAACACGTCAGCCACGTCCTGGCCCGTGTTGAGTGCCCACAAGATGGAAACCTTCTCCATGATGCACGCCTCGCCCGAACCGGCGCTGTGTCTGCCTTTGGCCAGTGGGGTGTCCTTAAATACCTTCGTGAAATCGGTCATGCTCTCCTCCGTTCGTAGGGTACTTCCAGGTCGGTGCGGCGCAGCAATGGATCTCCTATTTGAGCAGTTCGATGATGGTGGACGCTTGTTTCTTGGTCATGTTGTTGAGCATCCCCGGCCAGGCTCCCTCGACGTTGACCGCCCACCAGGTCTCCAGGGCGTCACCTTCACCGATGCCCATGTCGTTGAGCAAGCGCTTGGCCCACGAAATTTGCTTGGGCGTGGCCAGGTCGCTCGGGGGGCCGGTCCGTGTGGTCTCCATAGGGGCGACAACCGGGATCTGCTCACCGTTGACCTCTTCGTACTCCTGGGGGGCTGAGAATGACGTTCCGGCCTGCCTCGCGGGACTCTGGCGCTTCATGGCGGCTTCGGCGTCGTCGTCCTTGTCGGCCACGATCCCGAGAGCGGCGCAGTAGGCATACCTTCTCGCGTACGTGACCGCTGATCCCTGGGCCTGGGGGTCGTGCTCTTTGACCGGGGTGAGGTCCATGTCCTCTTCGATCCACTGGCCCGAGGAGTGCCACAGGCGCGTGGTCAGGTAGCCCATGCCGATGTGCTGGGTCACCGCGATGCCGTGGGTGGTTGCCAACGGAGTGGCGGCCAATACGCAGGTAGCGAGGTCGGCGTAGTTCGACCGGAAGAACGGGTTGGTGCTCGTCTTGGGCACTGCGCCCATCTCGGTCTGGAAGGCGACCAGCGCGGCGGCCAGGTGGTTGACCTCGTCGGACTGGCGGCTCACAGCAGCTTCTCCAGCTTGCGCAGCGCCTTGATGACGTTGACCGTGCCGTAGTCGTACACCGGACCCTTGGCCCGCAACTCTGAGACCTCACGCAGCAGGTCCTCCAGCCGGTCGGCGGCGATGAGCAGGATGCTCCGCTCCAATTTCTTTTCCAGGTCTGTGGGCATGTAACCCAGTGTAACCCAGTGGGTGCCGAATGTCTAGGAGGTCCGGGCTTTGACCTCGGGTACGCCGTTCTGGGTGATGTCGCCTGAGACGTGGCCGGAGGGGTCCATCTGGCCCTCGAAGCCACGGTGGGCCAGGTTCCTCTCCACGGTGATGAGCCGGTCGTCGATGGACTCGACACGCTCGAACAAGCCCGGCGGTGGATGAGGTTCCATCGGTGAGGGGGGCCGCGTCACCAGTCCGTTGTAGATAGTGGTGAGCATGTCGCGCATACCTAGTTCCTCGGCGTGCGCGTCGTCGGCTGCTTTGCGCTTCATGGCGGACCTCTTGGTGGAACGCGCTTTGGCCCAACCCGCTCCACCGACGACTATGCCCGATCCTAGACCCGAGAAAACGTTCGACCAGTCGACACCCACATCTACGTGGGACGTGGGTACTGGCCCACATCTCCCTGCAAGAGAGTGTCGAGGTCGGTGCCCGGCAGTGGCCCGGCGAGGCCCTGGCGGATGTGGGCGGCGGGAATGGTGGTCTGGTTGCCGGGGTAGCTCGAGCTGCTCGACTGCCAGAACCACGAGGCCAGCCCGGTCGCTCCCAGGTAGTTGCAGATCACGCCGTCGCCGTAGACGCCGACCAGGGATGGGTCGATCACGCGGCTGATGCCGACGAAATAGCCGACCACGAGAGAGGGATCGACCGCTTCGTCCACGGCAAAGTAGCGGGGCTGGACGGCCGCGGCAGCGGAACCGATGACAGCGGCCAGGGCGAAGCTGGACATCGAGGCGGCCAAAAGACCCCCGTTGTGCCCGGAGCTGGCGTCGTTGGCCGAGTTCTCCATCACGAACCAGGTCACGATGCCCGCTTGGTCATAGCTCGCCACTTCGGGTCCGCTCACGGCTTTGCCGGGACCAGAGAGGTAGCGCCCAACGGCTACCACGTCGGCCGCCTTCAGCGCCTCGACGCTGGGCCGGGCGAAGGAGTAGTCGACGGCGACCACTACGTCGTGTAGGTGTAGATCTGCGCGGCCGTGGGCGTGAGCGCCGTGGCCGTGGTCGGGAAGGCTGTCGGCGTCGTGAGCGACCCCGTGGACGTGCCCGAGAGGATGGGCGGGACGGTCGAGGCGGTCGCCACGCCGGTCGCTCCCTCGACGGTGGGCATGGTCCCGGCGGTGATCAACAGGCCCACGTAGTACAGGCCGGTGTAGGTCGTGGTGAAGCTGGTGGCCGCCCCCTGGGCAATGGCCGCGATGGGGCTGGTCAGCGTCAACCCGGCCGTAATGGCGGTGGTCAGGCCGTCAGTCGTGGTGGCCAGCTGGACCCGTGAGGCGTTGTACAGGCCGCCCCACTGGTGGGTGGGCGTCACTGCGGCAGTGGTGCCGATGACCCAGTTCAGGTTGTTGACCACGGTATTGGCGGGGAGAGCGATGGCCTGCATGACCAGCACACCCGTTCCACCCAGGGCTTCGGCGGCCGAGGTGACCATCGTGCGGGGGAGGCTCTGCGCCGTAGCGCCGGCCGGAGCCAGGGCGATACCGTCCAGGCTCGGGGGTGTGAAGCCCAAGAACGCGGCTCCCACGGCGTTGAGAACCTCGGACAGACCCTTGCTCGTCGGGGCGGTGCCGCCCATGTTCACCACCCACTGCGAGTAGATCTCGCCCAGCGCGGTGTCGATTGGTGTGCTCCCTGAGGCCATGGCTTAGGTTATCCCTTCGGATCGGGTGATTCGTGGACTAGGTGCCCCAGGCGGTGCAGCTGAGGGTGAAGGTGGCGTTCTCGTTCGCCGGCGACCCGGCCGGGGCTTGGATGTAGACCCCGCAGGCCGAGGTCTGCATGTCGAATATCTGGCCCACCCAGCACACGCGCGAGTCCCCTCCGGTGCCGCCGTAGATGGTGGCTTGGACCGAGCTCACCGAGTTCAAGAAGGCGACCGGGAAAACGAGGTCGGCATCGCCGCCTGAATTGGTCGTGACGCTCTGGTAGAAGGCTTGGACGAACTGGCCGCCGTTCTCGACCTCGATGGGAGTGCCGATGATGGTCGGGGAGTTGGCCAGGACCTGGGCCTGGGCGCGGGTACAGGTCTGGCCCTCGGTGTAGCCGGTCGCCCACAGATAACCCGGCTCGCGCTCGCCCTCGATGACGATGTTGCCGGTGGAGTAGAGGTCGAAGAACAGCCCCGCCACGAAGCTGGTGGACCCGGCCACGTCCCAGATGCCGTTGCCCACGAACGTGTTCCGCGAGGCGCGGTAGCACGAGATGCCGTAGGCATAGCCGTTCTGCTGGGTGCCCCCGCTGGTGTTGCCGCCGGTCATCTCCAAGGTGTTGGCCCCGATCACACAGCCCGAGATCGGGAATGACGAGGTCCCGATGAGGACAATGGGGGCGTCGAGGGCCAGGTTGGTGCCGCAGGTGTTGTACATGTTGTTGTTCCACACCCACAAGCCGTTTGCCGCCGTGGAGGCGTAGAGCAGCCGGCGGATGCCCTGGCAGCGGTTGTTGGTGATCGAGGCCCCGTAGCCCTGGAAGATGGCGTTGGACGAGCCGTTGGCCGACGTGGCTGTTGCCGACCCCAAGAAGATGACATCGGTCCCGCAGCTGGTGAAGGTGTTGTTGCCGACGAAGGTGTTGCCCTCGATGGTCGGCACGGTGTTGGTGAAGTACGCCACGGCGTTGTTGACGTTGCTCGGGGACTTGTCGACCCAGGTGATGTTCTTCATGGTGAAGCTGCCCTCACCGAAGCCGAGGATCATGGTCTGGCTGGTGGTGGTCTTGTACGTGATCTGGGTGGCCCCGACCGGCGCGTCGCCTCGGGGGTTGGCCGAGATGGCCGGTCCGGCCCAGGTGATCCCCGAGGCGGTGTAGATGTTGGAGGTGAAGGGCTGGTAGATCGAGGGGTTGGACGACACGGGCAGGACGAATTCCTCGGTGAGCAGGTAGTTCGCAGGCAGGCCGTTCGCCAGCGGGCCGAACCACACGATGCCGTCGCCAGCCGCCGCCGCGGCGTCCATGGCGGCGATGACTGCGTTCGAGTCGTCGTGGATGCCGTCTCCCACCGCCCCGTAGTTGAGCGGCGAGAAGACGAGCACCGCATCCCCACCAGGCCCGGTCGCACCGGTCGCTCCGATCGGACCAGCGGGTCCAGTCGCCCCCGTAGGCCCACCGGGCGCACCCGATGCCCCACTCACACCGGTCGGCCCGGTCGCTCCGGAGGGTCCGGTCGGCCCGGTCGGCCCACCCGATGGTCCCGTGACACCCTGCGGGCCGGTCGCCCCCTGCAGGCCGCTCGGACCGGTGGGGCCTGTTGCACCCGTGGCCCCGGTCGGTCCCTGCTCGCCCTGCTGGCTCTCGTTGAGCGCTTGGAGAATGGCGTCGAGCAGTTCTCCCAGCCCGAAGGACTGGATGGGCTTGGGAATCGGCGGCATCAGGCGTACCATCCTTCGCCCCGAAGGCCGGCCAGACGCCGGAAATAGTCTTCATACTGGTATTTCACCGTGTCAGTTGAATACAGCTCTACGGCACGCTCACGGATGTAAGAACGATCAAGGGACTCGGCCTGCTCAGCAGCGCGGCAGAAGTCGGCCAGGGTATGACAGTGAAACCCAGTCTTGCCCCCTTCGACCGTTTCGGTAAACCCGCCCCAAGGAACAGTTATGACGGGGGTGCCACACATTTGAGCTTCCGCCGCGACACATCCGAAAGGTTCCACATAGATCGTCGGACATATCAATGCCCGCGCGTGTCCCATCAGCTCGGCCCGCTCCTTGGCGAACACCGTGCCCCTGAAGTCCGCCGTCGCCGGCAGAAGGTGCTCGGCGTCCCCGACTCCCGCCACGACTAAATCAAGCCCGGTTCGCTTGATCACATCTGCTACGACCTGCAAGCCCTTGCGCGCCGTAAGCCTGCCCAGGTAGAGCAGGTATCCACCTTCACCGGCGCCCATGGGGAAGTCCTCTACCTCAAAGCTCCCTGGGATCACATCATCGTAAAAGTTCCCATCGGCGGCACCGGCTCCCATTGTTGCCCCATAAATGGTATGCATCCAGGCATAGCTCTCGAAGATCCGAAATCGGGTAAACACCCCCTCATAACCGACGCCTTGCTCACAAGCAGTCATTTCAGGAAAGGCATCCGAAATGGGTTTGTGGGCCAGGCCCCCGGTCAGACAGAGAAAGTCCGTCGCCGCGTAACGTGTGGAAATGGCGTCAATGCAGCGCTCGTTGAACAGCTTCCACTCCGGCAACTCAGAGCCAAAGACGGGCACCCGGTTAGTCCCAAAGAAGTCCTCCTGTTCCTGCTCCGAGATTACCGTGACGTTCTCAACGCAGGCGGCCTCATTGTGCTCGCCTCCGTACAGGTAAACCTCATGGCCAAGGCTGGTCATCTGGTCAGCGAACTTCCGCATCTTTTCGCTAAATGCATCCCAGGAGTAAGCCTTTGTGGTCTGCGTATGAGGTAATCCAGGGATATGAAAACGAAACGGGGTCACTTGCGGGAGTACTCCTTGGTGGTCTCGGTGTGCGGGAGGCTCGGGAGGTGGATTCTCATGGCGCTGAGATCGCCACCCAGTCGATGTAGAAAGTCACCGTGGCCGGTGTCGTGTCGTCGGTGGGGAAGCCGCCAGGGTCACCGTTCTCGATCTGGAGGAACAGAGTTCCGGGTTGTGGCGAGGCCGGCTGATCGGGCAAGCTGGTGAGGTCGAGCGGGTTGTTGGCATTGCCGCCCTGGTTCGTCCACGTTCCACCGTTGACCAGCCACGTTATTTGGTCGTTGGTCATGATGGTCTCGGTGATGTTCCACTGGGTGGCGTCGGTGCCCTCCTGGATTGCCGTGACCTGGTCGTTGTCGTTATTCCAGTGCCAGGTGGCCTGGTTGTAGGTGCAGAACGAGCTGGAGGGGTTGTTCTCGTCCTCATAGAAATCGTTTTCGGTAGCGTTGATGATCCCGGCCACGCAGGTAATCCCAACCCCGAGGGTGCGCCTCATCATCACCTGGATGTGACACTGCGTGTAGGTGGCGTTGGTCTTGATCCCAGCCCCGGCGTAGGGGCCATCCCCGAAATCGGGCGTCTCATTACAGGTCATGACCATCAGCGAGTTACCGGGCACCGAACCATAGGGACCGTAGAATCCACCCCCGCCGTTGTCATTCGGGGTCCAGCCAGTGCCGCCGTAGAAGCCGCTCCAGTCCCCGCTCGGACCGGGGACCACGAAGTCGTCAACGAACTGCCACGTCCAACCGGTAGCCGGGTCGGTGGTTCCGACGACCGGAGGAGACTGGCCGCTTGGATTGGTAGAGGACGTGTAGGTGAACTCGTCCCCGGTCACGATGGGCGAGGTGCCGACCGGCGTGGTGACCCGCACATCGACGGTCTTGCCCGCGGTCCCGGCCGGGGAGATGGCGTTGACCGAGGTGGACGTGGCACCCGAGAAGCTGGCGGCTGCCACGGTGCCGAACTTGACCGCGTTGGTCGTGGCCAGATTGTTGCCGTTGATGACGACCGTTGTCCCGCCCGAGTTGATGCCTGAGCCGGGGGAGACACCCGTCACGCTCGGAGGATTGGGTGGTGGGGGGGTGGTGGTGTTCTCCAGCACGATGCCCACGCACTGGTAGAAGCCCGGCGACGACGGAGCGGTGACGACGGGAGTGGAGCCGGAGGCGATGACGTTGTTGTAGACCTCCACGTTGCCCGAGACCGTCGATGTGATGGAGCTGTAGCCCGAGGTGGTCGAGGCCGACGCCGTACCGCTGACGATGGCCAATCCCCACCAGCCCAAGGGGTTCGTCGTCGTGGGAGCGGTGATCGAGGGGAGGTCGATGGTGGTCACGTCCGCGGTCGAGATGGAAATCCCCGCGGTGAAGGACCAGTAGCTCCCGAAGTTGCAGGCCCGTGAGTCGCCCCAGATGTTGTATTCGACCGAGGCGGTGAAGGTCAGGTCGACGACATCGGCCGTCGTCGTAGCGGTGACCGGAGCGGTCCATATCTCCACGTCGAGGCCGTTGGTGGCATTCGAGGTGCGGGTCTGGAAGCTCCACGCCCCGCTCTGGCCGTTGCTCGAGCTCACCCCGGTGACGATGTCGGTCCCGCTGAGCAACGCCACCCCGATGATGGCGGTGTCCTTGGTCGAGCGGTACTTGCTCGGCATCGTGTAGGCCGCCGTGGCTCCCGTCGCGAGGATGTCCGTGTTGTTGGCCAGCGGGAAGCCGGGAGGGTTGAAGATGCGCCCGGTCACCTGGACCGAGTCGATCACCCCCTCCATGACGATGGTGGGCATCAGGTGGTGAGTGCGCCGGTCACGACGGCCGACGACGAGTTCAGGTACAGGATCGAGACCACCGTGTTCTGCCCCAGCAGATTCAGCGCCCCGCCGTAGGAAGCCGGGGTGAAGCCGGACCCGGCGATGGTGACCAGGTTGGCCGTGTTCATCAGCACCAAGATGGTGTCCCCAGCCGAGAACACCGAGCTCGGACAGGTGACGGTGGCAGAGGCCGTGTTGTTCATCACGATCACCTTGCCCAGGTCACTCAACTGGAGCGTGTAGTTCCCGGCCTGCGGGTTGAGCGGCACAATGGCCGATGGTCCGGTCGCTCCCGTAGGCCCGGTGGCTCCGGTAGTCCCTACTCCCGTAGGCCCCGTCGCGCCCGTTGTCCCTACTCCGGTCGGACCCGTAGCCCCCGCGGGGCCTGTGGCTCCTGTCGGCCCCGTTGCGCCGGTCGGACCGGTGGCACCACCACCAGGCCCCGTGGCTCCCGTCGTGCCCGATGGGCCTGTTGCACCCGTCGTCCCGACACCAGTGGGGCCCGTCGCGCCGGTTGCTCCTACAGGGCCAGTCGGCCCGGTGACTCCCGTGGCTCCCGTCCCGCCAGCGGGCCCGGTGACACCCGTCGGCCCGGTGACACCCGTGTGCCCGACTGCTCCCGTTCCACCTGTCGGACCTGTGGCACCCGTAACCCCTGCTCCGGTAGCTCCTGTCGGACCAGTGGGACCGGCAGGGCCGGACGGACCGGTTGCCCCCGTGGGGCCGCCTGAAGGCCCACCAGGCCCCGTAGGACCAGTGGCCCCCGTCGTCCCGGTGCCTGTCGCGCCCGTTGCGCCAGTCGCGCCGGTTGCTCCTGCGGGGCCGGTTGCGCCTCGAGGTCCGGTCGGGCCAGTCGGGCCGGTGGACCCACCCCCTCCACCGCCGTGGAGTTGCTCCAAAATGGCGTCGAGCAGCTCGCCCAGGCCGAAGGATTGCGGGATTGACACGTCAGTATCCTCTCATCTCAGAAGGTGGCCGACAGACCCAGGCCGGTGCAAAAGGCGGTGCAGTGCGACGAGTCGGTGGTCGTGGTGCCCCCGCCCACGAAGATGTGGCCGTTGGGGTAGGCGGTCGGTCCGGCATTCGGTCCGAAGAGCACAGCCGCGCCGGAGGCAACCGTCGACGCCCCTGATATTCCACTGCCGCTGTACGTACAGCCGGTCAGTGTCGTCCCGGTCCAGCCGGTGTAGGTGATGTTGGCTGTGCCCGAACCCGTCACGATGGTGCCCGTCCCAGGCTGTGCGAAATTGCCAGGAGGACCAAGCGTGAGAAGGAGCGAACCAAGGGACGCCAAGGTCGTACTGCTGCCCGCGTAGGTCGTGGAGATGGCGCTCGACGCCGCCACGGTGCTGCTCACGTTTGTATTGCCCGAAGCATTCGTCAGGATGGACGAGATGTTCGATACCGGTCCCGGCGCGGTGTAATACGGCGAGGAGGAGAGACCGAATCCCACGTCGGCGTCTGAGTAGGACCAGCTGATGGTGGTGGGGATCGTGGTCGAGTTGAGGAACGTGGTCGACAGGTCCATGCCGCTGAAGTTGGTCCCTACCGGAGATGGGGACAGGACGGTGACGTTCTCCCAGATGGTGGCCGGGCAGTGCGCCCACACGCCTTTCACGTTCCAGTTCAGGCTCTGCGGGGATGCGGTGAGGCTCATCTTCAGCGCCAGGTAGCCGCCGAGGGAGAACCCGGCGAAGATGATCGGAGGATTGGCGACCCCGAACAGGTTGGCGTAGTAGGTCACCTTGTGGTCCACCCACTCGGCCATGGTCCCGACGAATCCGGTGCCGTGGCCGGGGTCGGCCTGCACGTCGCTGAGCAGGTTGCCGAAATAGCCGGTGCCGTTGACCGAGAAGTCGACCGGCAGGACCGGGTAGTCGAACACGAACCCCGCCGACTGAAGCTCTGTCGCCAGATAGGCGATGTTCCCCACGCCGAAACTCCCGGTCGGCACGACGAAAGGTGTCGGCAGGTCCGATCCGGCCAAGCTCTGGTGGAAGAACAGCACGATCGCTTTGCGGTTGCCCGCGCCGGGGTCGGTGATCGTCGACAACGAGGACCCGACCGGAGCGACCGGGATCTTGTTGGCGTAGGGAACAGAGGGGATGCAGTGCGTCATATCGATACTCCGGTCAAAGGTCCGATGATGATCACGTTGCCGCCTCCACCCGCTCCACCCGCTCCACCCGCTCCGTGAGTGGAGGCATACGCCCCACCACCTCCGCCTCCACCTCCTGCTCCGGTGTCGTTCGCCCCTGCTGTTCCCGCGGTCCCGGTCGACGTGGCCGAGCCGCCGGCATTGCCTCCCGCGCCTCCACCAGCGACGGCGACCGAGCCTCCCGTTCCCCCACTGCCGCCGAGTCCAGAGGTTCCCGTGGTCCCCGCACCACCTCCCCCCCCACCGCCGCCGCCGTTGAGGCCGACCGCGCCGCCGCCCCCGAAGCCATTGGCGAGAAACCCACCCCCCACTCCGCCCACTCCGCCCGAACCTGCCGCTGCCGCAGTGATCGAGGTACCGGTTCCCGCGTACAGCCCGCCCGCTCCTGCTGTCGTCGTGTTCGACGAAGACGCCGTCCCGCCAGACCCCCCGGCGGCGGCAATGGTGAAGGGGCCGATGAACTGGCTGTTGCCTCCGTTGTTGCCGTTGGTCCCCGCGTTCCCGCCCGCCGCGCCGCCGGCCACCGATGCTCCGCCCGCTCCGGTCGTGTAGCTGTAGGAGGTGCTGGCGACCAGGGCCATGATCGTCATCTTGATCTCTCCCTGCCCCCCGCCCCCACCCCCGCCTTGAGCAACGGTGTTGGACGAGGCCGATCCTCCCCCACCACCCGATCCGCCACCGCCGATGCAGACCACCTGATACACCCCGGTGGTAGCGGGCGTGACGGTGCCTGAGCCAGGGGTGACGAGGGCGAGGACGCCGGGCATCTGGCTCATATTGGGTACGTCGGTGCCGACCACACCGGGTGCCACCCCGGAAAGATTGCCTCCTGAAAAGTTCCACACCCCCGGCCCGCCCCGGTCCATGAATGTGTCCAATGGTCCGGTTCCACCAGGCCCGGCGCTGACGTTCACCACGAATCCGGTGGAGGGAGCGAGGGCGAAGGCGGGTACCGAATCGCCCGAGTTGGCGAAGAATTCGATGGCGACGACGCCGCCCGTCGAGTTGTACATGATGGCGATCGAGCCGTTGGCCGCCGTGGCTGTCTCGACGACGATCGGACCGTGGCCCGAGATGCCCGCCGCATTGAACTGGTTCTGGTAGTTCCAGTCCTTCGACGACAACGGAGGGTTCATCTGGTCCGTCTGCGCCCGCATGATGTTCTCGACGTTGACCGTGCCCTGAAGCGTTGCGACGGTGCCTGCTGTCGTCACGTCCCCGCTGAGGGTCGAGGGGCCGGTTGCCCCCGTGGGGCCACTCGGACCTGTCGGGCCAGTCGCGCCTACGCCCGTAGGGCCGGTCGGGCCGGTGGCTCCCGTGACACCCGCCCCGGTCTGACCCGGCGCGCCGGTGCCGCCTGTGTGCCCCGTCGCGCCCGTGGCACCTGTTGGGCCGGTCGGCCCGGTGGCTCCGGTTGCTCCCGTTGGACCTGTCGGGCCGCCTGAGGGACCCGAGGGGCCGGTTGGCCCAATCCCTCCACCGCCTATCGCTCCCCACCCGCTGCCGCCGCCTACCGGCATCAGCTGACCTGGTAGATGATCACGTACCCCGAGCCGCCCGTGCCGCCCGCTCCACCCGAAGTCCCCGCTCCACCACCGCCACCACCGCAGCCGGTGTTGGCCGTGCCCGTCGCCCCAGCTCCGCCAACTCCCGCCGAGCCGTTGTTTCCGGCCACCTTGCCCGATCCGCCTCCACCACCACCGAGCGCTGCGCCCGTACCGCCCGCCGCGTCGAACTGCGAGTTGCCGCCGCTCCCGCCGCCAGCCGCCGAGCTCGGCCCGCCACCGCCGCCGCCGCCGCTTCCGTAGCGCATCACTCCTGGGCCGCCCTTGGTCCCAGCCCCGCTGGTTGTCCCTCCCGCCCCCCCCACGCCTGCTGCGGTTTGGATGCCATTCAGGACACCGTCTCCGCCGAAGATACTGCTGCCGGGCTGTGCCGCCACGAGCGCGCCAATGGACGTGGCCACGCCACTGTTTGCCGCCGCGCCACCCGCGCCGATGGTGACCGTCTGGCTGCCGGTGACGTTGCCGAGGTAGTAGTCGATCAGCACCTCCCCTCCACCACCGCCGTAGCCACCGGTGGATGAACTGCCTGCGCTCCCGCCTCCCCCGCCGCCGACCACCAGCGCCTTGAAAATGGCGTTACCCGTCGTAGACGGTGTCCAGGTGCCGGTGCTCGTGAAGATGACAGGCGCTGCCAGGTTGGCCCCACTCGATCCGGTCGGCCCAGTCGCACCCGTCGCTCCTGCGGGGCCGGTAGCGCCCGTGGGACCAGTCGCCCCTACCGCACCGGCCGCGCCTGTGCCACCAGTCGGTCCCGTGGCGCCAGTTGTCCCTACTCCGGTCGGACCCGTGGCGCCAGTTGCGCCAGTTGTCCCGACGCCCGTAGGTCCGGTCGCTCCCGTAGTGCCTACTCCGGTGGGGCCGGTGGCGCCGACTGCGCCCGCGACTCCGGTCGGTCCAGTTGCCCCCGTCGCTCCTGCTGGACCCGTGGCGCCTGTTGCTCCCGCAGGACCGGTCGGACCCGTGGGACCGGTAGCCCCACCTCCGCCACCACCCGTACCGCCCGAGACGCCTCCGAACCCCGCTGCGCCGCCGCCGAAGGCCACGACTATTGCCTCTGAATTAGCAGGCCCACCGTGGCGGTCGAGGAAGCGACCACGCCGTAAAGAGAGTCCGAGCCCACGGCGTTGTAGGGCAAGATGATGGGGCCGACCACGGGGCAGCCGACTCCGGTGGATGAGGACGTGACCCCGGCCCCGCCGAGGTAGACGGTCGAGCCGCTCGGGATCACGATCAGCAGCGGGACCGGGTCCTCGGGCGTGTTGGCCTTGAGCACGTTGAACGCCGGGTTGCTCAGCGTGTACCAGGTCAGCTCGTCGATCAACTCAAAGATCAAGGTGGCTGAGGTGCCAACCGTAATTTCTCCACCGACTGCGGCCATAGAGCCGCCACATTAGTCGGGGTGGACGATGGGAGGTCTGATACTGGCGGCCAGGCTCGACCGCCTGAGCCGCTCCGCCTTGTTCAGCTTCGCCAGCCGCATGTTGCGCTTGGTCCTGGCCCCGTTGTCCTCACGCTTTCGTACCCGCGCGGCGTGCTCCACCTCGGAGAAACGGCCCAGATAGGTGGCGTAGAGGCCCCAGGTGCCGTCGTCCTCCTTGGCGGTCTCCAGTTTCCAGTTCTGATAGGAGTCGTTCCCCCACAGGGAGCGGTCGATGTTCTGCTTCACGATTCTGGCCTTGAGGCCGGACTCGATGTCGCGCACCACCCGCGCCCGCCGACCGGGGTGGCGGATCATCGGCTTGAGGCGCTTGTACCAGACCTTCTCGCTCTGTCTGAGATTCAGCGGGATTTCTGGTTTCGGCCGGTCCCATTCGATGAGGATGTCGATCGACTCCTCGACCTCAAATGCCATCTTCCTCTTCCTCGTCGAGGGCGTCGAGGTCCACGTCAGAAAATTTCGGACGGGCGGCGAGTGCCGGTTCGGGCGTGTGCCCGTTCATCTCCAGCGCCTTGGTCTCGTACAGCCACAGCCACAGGGCGTCGGTGGCGGCGTCGGTCAGCGTGTGAATCTCGGGGATGCCGTTGTCGATGGCCCGCTGGACCAGCTTGACCTGCGCTTCGGGCAGACGGAGAGAGCGCTGGATAGAGGGTCCGTTGAGGCTGGCGTCGGTGCGTCTGGTGTGCCGTGGCCTCATCGGTCGGCGTAGGGCATACGGACGTGGTCGAGCCGGTGGAGGTAGCCGAAGCACTCACGGCACAGGTCGGGGTCATCGGGCGACGTGTTCTGCTCGACCAGCTTGCGCGTGCACTTCTCGCATCGCTTGACGGACTTCATGCGCCCCAGTGTAACCCAGCGGGTGACAGATGTCTACAAGGGCGCTGGGGGAGGGGGCACGGCGGTTTCGCTCGGTGGCTGGCCGGGGTACTCGGTCAACAGGTTGTTGTAGAGGTTCTGGAGGTAGCCGGGCGACACCTGGTAGTCCACGTTCTCGGGGTCCGGGACGCTGCTCAGGCCCGAGATGGCGGCGAAGTCACCACTCTGCCAGGCGTTCGATGCTGCCGTGCTGGCAACGTGGTAGCGGGCGATCTCGTCCTTGGCTGCGATCTGCTTGAGGTTCAGGTGTTGGACCTGGGCGAAGGGGATTTCCAGGGCCTCGAAGATGGTCTTGGCGAAGTCGTTGGGATTGGTTGCCGCGAGGTTCCTGTACTGCCCCGAGAGGTTCAGGGCGGCGTCCAGCGCGGTGACCTGGGGGACCACCTGCTCGACAGCGCTCAACGGGGAGCCTTGGGAGCCGGCCACTTCGATGCCGTAGAACTGGTCGTAAGTCACGTTGGGGTACAGCGGGTTGCCCCCGAAGATGATGGAGGGGTCGATGGCGGCCAGGGGCGCCGTGATGACCGGGTTCAAGGACGAGATCAGGCCCGACAGGGTGGCGTAGTTCGCCACGTCACGCAGCGGGTCGAAGCTGCGCACGTCCACCGCGTTCACGTTGCCCTCGGCGTCGGGTGAGCCCAAGAACATGAGGAATTGAAGCCGGGTCGGCAGCCCACTCGCCACGTCGGCGCTGTTCTGCTCGGCCAGGGTTGAGAGGAATTGGGCGCGGAAGGGGTGGTCGGAGGGGTAGGTCAGGACGTAGCTCAAGATGTGCTTGGTCCAGCCGTAGAAGGGCATCACGTTGGAGAACACCCCGCGCTCGAGTGGCGTCATGGCCTTGAGGTCACCCATCACCCTGAGGGCGTGCTGCATGGCGGCGTTCTTGGCGGCTTCGGAGGTCACTTCGGACACCTCGCCGGTCACCGGGTCCGTGAAGCTGCCCTTGCGCTTGATCTTGTTCAGCGCGTCCACGTACGCGATGGCCCGCTGGAATGCGCTCGCAGTATTCGTCAGCTTGTAGTTGAGGTCGCCCACCGCTTTGAGCCAGTGGTAGGGCTTGGCGGCCGCCAGCTTGACCTTCTGGACGGTCTCGATGTGCTCCTCGGCCAGCCAGCGGGTGGCGTCGGCCCCCATCTTGGTGTGGTAACTCCGCGCTGCCACGTTGCGGGTGTCGTTGGCAAAGGAGCGGTAGACCACGGGGTCCACGCCACGCTGGGTGGCTCCGTCGAAGGTTCCACGTGGAACGTCCCCACGGTCTTTGATGATGTTCCACGCCTCGGGAATGGCTTCGAGGACTCTCGGAGTGGAGCGCAGCGCGAGCAGGAAGGTGCCGCCGAAGATGACGTGAGCCGTATAGCGCGGGGAGAGGCCGAGGATGGAGAAGCGGAAGGTGTTGGTGATCTTGTTGTAGACGCTGTCCAACGGGAATTGCCCCTTGACCAGCATCTTGTCCACGGCGTCGGCAATGGACTTGGGGATGTACATGCCCTTGGGGTCCCAACTAGGCAGGGTGAAGCCGAATTTCGCCTGGGGGTCGAACTTGACCATGGCGAAGCGGTCGCGCAGGATCGACTCCTCGACGTTCTTGGCCGACTCGATGTCGCTGGCGAAGCCCGACATGGCCTCGGGGAACTCGCGCATGATGGTGGCGTGGGCGTCCTCGTAGCTGACCATGTGCGGGGTCAAGAAGTGCTGAGCGAACTCGATCGTCCCGTCGAGCTGCAGGGCTTCTTTGGCGGCCAGGTGCAGGCTGGCGGACACGTCGTGGCGCTGGGCCACGAAGTCCAGCTTGCGCTCAAAGGCCCGGCTCGACTTGCGCTCGACACCCTTGGGGTTCAGGTGGATGCCGTAGCGACCGGGGTCGGTGTCGCGGATGTCGAGGTCCGAGACGTGCGGGATGTAGGAAACTTCATACCCGCTGGCGCGGAGCTTCTCGGTCTCCTCCAAGGCCGAGTTCATCAGGCGGTCGTGGTCGACCTTGTCCATGATGTCCACCCCGAGCACGTTCACCGTGGCGGCGTCGGTCTCCAGGCGGATCAGTTCGGCCAGCTTGCGGGGGTCCGACCGCAGCCGGTTGATGTGGTCCTCGGTCCATCCGTAGCCGCCGTCCTTCTTGGGCTTGCGGAGCTGCGCAGACAGATCTCCGAGGCGGTCGTAGCGGTCCTCTTCTTCCATCAGCTTCTTCACGTACTGGTCCTTGACCACGTCGATCCAGTCGGCGGTCGGGTGGTCGTAGACGGCCTTGGAAAAGACCCGCTTGGCCTTGAAGTACGCCTTGAGCTCGGAACGCAGATCCCCGTATCCCGCTTCCTTGCCGTAGGGGCGGATGACCAGGTTCTCGAACTGGCGGTCACGCTCGATCCGCTTGACGGCGTACTCGTGCAGGGCTTCGATCTGCTGGCGCAGCGTCACGAATGAGGGGTCCAGGCTGGCGTCGATCGACTTCACCCCGTTGCCGCTGAGCCGGCGCAGCGCCACTTCGGAGAGCGCCTTGACCCCGGCGAAGTCCTGCTGGTAGACGGCGTCGTGGATCTTGCCCACGATCCCGTCATCCCCCGAGGTCAACGCTCCCGGACCGTGGACGCCCAGCAGCTCCTCGGCCTGCTTCTTGATGTCGATCTTCACGTAGCGGGGCTTGGTGAGCTTGGTCCCCTCGGTGATCTTGACCGGCTCGTAGCGCTGCGTGCCGTCGATCTTGTCCACCGCGGCCTGGGCCTGTGCCCACGTCTGACCCATGGCCTGGTTGAGCGAGGCCGCCTGGGCGTCCCATTTGCGCATGTCGTCGGTGATCTTCATCCCCGGTCGCATCTTCTTGACCACGGCGTCCTGGGCCGCTTGGAGGTCGTTGGCCGCTTTCACGACCGGGCTGGGTTCGCCTGCGGTGTGGTAGATGCCGATCGAGCCGTCCGGGCGGGCCTTGGCCACGTCGCTGCCTGATGCGAGGGCCTGGTCGCTGACCCAGGCTCGGACCTTCTCCATCTCGGTGTACGCGGTTCGCACGGCGGGGTCGATGGAGTCGTCGTTGGTGATCTCGGGCGAGGTCTTGCCCTTGGCCCTCGGGTCGGTCCGGCTCAGCAGGGCGTCGACCTCCTTCTGCTGATCCGGGTCGAGCACCTGCATGGCGAGCTCGGCCGGGCGCATCAGGGCCAGCTCGTAGTCGGTGCCGGTGTCGTTGATGTTCAGCATGCCCTTCATCAGGGCCGACAGCGTCTTGCCCATGCCCGTGTTGGCCGTGATCCACTTGTCGAGGGCTTGCGAGATGGTCAGGGGTTGGCCGGTGGCCAGGTCGACCAGGGAGTCAGCCCGCTTCGCGATGAAGCCGATGTCCCCGACCTGGCGGCTGAGTAGGTAGGACTTGGCGATGCCGGGCAACGAGGCATCACGCAGCTGGTCGGCCGTCATCCCGACCTTGTCCGCCAGCGAGGCCACCCGAGAAGCGTCGGCGGCGGCGTCGATGATCCTTCCGGCGGGGGCGAACGGGGCGGCGTCGAGCAGGGACACCACCGGATGAGAGAGGACTTCAGCCGCCCCACCCTGGGCGTACTCTCCGAGGTCGTAGACGCCGGGGAGCCAGGACAAGATGTTCTGCCCTCCGGTGATCCCCGCCGCTTGTTCGAGGCCCTGTTTCCAGTTGCCCGAGGCGATCTCCTCCAACGGCGCGATCCAGGTGTCCGGATGCACCACGGCGTTCTTGACCGAGTCGAAGATGTTGGCCACCAAGTGGTTCGGGGCGAGGCCGGTGAAGATATTCTTCAGGTCGGTGATGGTGTTGCCCCAGATGTTGGCCGGGTCGGGCGCGTCGCCGGGGACCGGGCTGACGTTGTTCGGGTCGGATGCGGCGAGAATGGCCCTGGTCCGCTCGGCGTTGGACATCGGCTCTTCGTTGCTGAGCAGGCGGGCTGAGTCCATCTGGTAGACGGGGTAGTAGTCCTTGTAGCTGATGCCCTGGCTCTGCGCCCAGGCCGCGGTCTTGTTCCACGCCTGGGTGAAGCCCTGTATGGCGCTCTGCTGGGCGGGCATTACGGCGTGGTCGAGTTACCGTCGCTCGGGACGCTCGACGAGTTGCCGCCCTTGGCCGCCTTCGTGACCGCTCCGGGGACGCCGGGCAGGGTGCTCGACGTCCCGGCCGCCGGGACCGATCCGAGGCCCAGGGCCTTGAAATACTGCTGCAGGAAGGCCGGTGTGTTGGCGGTCGTGCCCCCGAACGCGGCTGCCCCCGTCCCACTGGCGGCGCGGTAGGCGGTTTCCGATGCCAGCTCCTGGAGGATCTGTTCCCATGGGGCGGCCGTCAAGGTCTGTGTGTTGGCCTCTCCGGTGTCCTTCACCGCGCCCGCGTAGCCCTCGGCGGCCGGGGTTTCGGCGCTTGCCTGGGCCTGCATGGCCGCGTTGACGTTGGATTGGAGGGGGTCGGTGCCTGCGATCGGGGCCTCGGTCGCCTTGGCCAGGGCCGGGGACACGCCCGCGCCCGCGAGCAACTGGGCCAACTGCGTCTGGCTGCCCTGCCCGGCTTCGCCTTCGAGGCCGGTGGCCGACTGGCCCGAGACCAACGGCTGGAGCTGGTTGATCTGGGTCAGGTACTGCTTGGCCAGCTCGTTCGCCAATTGCTCGTAGGGGGACTGGGTCTGGTCCTTGGTCGCCTTCTCGGGAGTCGGGAGCTTGGGCTGTTTGGCTTCCTTCTTCTTCGGGTCGGCCTTCTTGCCCGAGCCGAGCAGTTCCTTTTCGCCCTCGTCCATCACGTCGTTCAGCGAGTAGGCCAGGCCCGCCGGGGCACCGACCACATCGTGGCCCAGATGCGACAGGTCACCGAGGACGCCAGGGTCAGATCCGAAGGGGTCTTTCTTTGCCATCACAGGTTCCCTTCGAAGAGCGAGGAGAGGTTCAGGCCGCTGTTCTGGCCGGTGGAGAGGATCGAGCCGGGGGAGAGCAGGCCCAGCTGCGATCCGGCCGAGGCGATGTCACCGACCGCGCTGCCCTGCTGGGCCAGATATTGCGTGTAGAGCTGGGTCAGGTCGGATTCTGCTCCGGTCCCGGTGGTGTTGACGCCCTGGGCGAACTGGGCCTTGAGCTGCTCGACGCTGAGGCCGTTGGCCGCCGCCGTCAGTTGCAAATTCTGCTCGCTGCGGGCGATGTCACCGAGGCTGTACTGGGTGGCCGACAGCCCGGCCTGTTGTCCGAGGGCCGCTTCGCCCTGGGCGCGCCCGATGTCCTGTTGCTGCCAGCCGTACTGGAGGTTCTGATTGGCGACGTTGTTGGCCTGGCCCTGGGTGTAGCCCGTTCCTGCGGCCGCTCCCGAGGTCGAGATGCCCTGGAGGGCCGTCTTGTTCGACTGGGCCGCTTCGGCCAGCTGTTCGGGGTACTGCGTGGCGTTGAGGTTGTACTCGGCCGTCGTGAAGCCCTGCTGGGCCGCCGTCTGCCCGGCCTGGGCCTGTAGTCCGAGGCCCTGGAGGTAGTTCTGCCCCTGCGTCAGCCCGGCTCCGGTCAGGCCCTCCTCGAGCTGCTGGGCGGCGTACTGGTTGGCCTCGCCTGCGCTGGCCCCGGTCAGCCCTATCTCGCCCAGGAGTTGCTCCATCGTCAGGCCGCTTTGCGCTATCCCAGCCGACTGGCCGCCCGCGATGACACCTGCGCCCTGATAGGACGGATTGTTGGAGCTGAGTAGGCCCTGGGTCTCGGAAAGCTCGCTGGACGGATTGGCCTGGTTCTGTGCAGGCTGGTTGCCCGCGGTGCGCGTTGCCGGGTTGCCAGGGTAGGGCATTACCAGTCACTCCCGCCGTAGCTGCCGATGGCCCAGGGCGGCCACTGGCCCTGACCGGTCGAGAAGGTGCCCGCCTGGTCGTGGAAGTTGCCCGAGACCATGATCAGGTCGTTGAGCTTGGCCTCGTAGAAGTTGAAGGCGTCCTGCCAGTCGGGCTCCTTGTCCTTGCGCTTGGCCTTGTAGACGGCGTACTCCACGGCCAGGTCTTCCCAGCCGGGCAGGGTGTCGAGCTGGTCGGTGTCCGCTACGGCCTGGACCACGTTGCGGTAGTAGAAGACGTTCAGGACGCCGGTCTGAGCGGGGACCGGGAAGAGCCGCATCATCAGGGGCGACGACAAGCTTGGGTTCACCAGCACCTCGTTGACGCCGGGGTTGTTCCACAAGACGACGATCTCGGGCCAGGCGGCCGGGAAGGACTGGTAGGTGCCCCACGCCTGGTCGGCTTCGTTGTAGCCCATGAAGGTCAAGGGGTAGATGAAGCTGCCGGTCGAGGGGACGAATTCGATGCGGTAGAGCTGGTACATGTCGACCGGGGCCGGGTAGTTCTGGGTCTCTGCGATCACCGGCACCTGCATCGTCTGGCGCAGGCACAGGGCGCGCCGGGCGATGTCCCAACAGCCCTGATTGATCCAGGTGTTGAGCTGGGCGTCGGTCCAGAATTGGGCATTGGCCTCGTCGATGAGGTCGCGCACTTCGGTCCGGGCCGTGCCCAGGTTCATCGTCATGACTACAGGATACCTACGCGCCCTTGACGAGGACGGTGACGCTGAAGGTGTCCGGGCCGTAGGCGCCGGTGGTGTCCTGGAAGTTCAGCCACAGCGTGACCAGGGTCGAAGCCCCGAGGTCGAGACTCGGCATGAGGCCGGGCCAGTTGGGGGTGACCAGGGCGTTGTAGCCGTAGCTGAAGCCCAGAGCCGAGAGGTCGATGGATGCTTCCCCACTGGCGTTGGTCGCGATGGTCTCGGTGGTCGAGAAGTCGGTGAGCTGCACGCCCGCCGGCGGATTGGTTCCGACCGCCACGTTGCCGAAGCTGAATTTCGGGATGTCGACGTTGAGAATCTCGTCGATTTCGAGCAGCACGGCGTTGAATTCGGGCAGGAGCTTGTTAATAAAAAGGTTAAAGCCCTGCTCGATGGTCCGCATATCGGTCCCGTACCCCGGCTGGTCGACCTTTTCCATCGTCTTGTTGGGGACGAAGAGGTTGTACTTGATGGGGGCAATGGGGTTGATGGGCATTTAGTTGTCGCTCCCCTGGCGTGCCCGCGTCGAAAAACCGATATCGACCGAGTCGATGATGGGGGCCGAGCCGTCCGTGGCCGTCTCAGAAGTCAGGTTGAGCGTGATATCGGAGAGACCCAGACACCCGTTACCGGCGTTGAAGCGGAAGGTGGTCGGATTGGACCCGATCACCCCGTCTGTCGTGGCCGACCAGTCGCCGATGTTGGCCGTCACCGTTCCGCCTGTCCCGTCCGGCGAGGAGCAGCGGACGATGACTTGGGTCACATCCACCACGCGGGTGGCGTTCGGTACGACGTGCATGGGCAGGCTGGTCCAGCTGTAGTGACCCGCGGCGGTCTCTGAGTTGAAGCGGGCGTACCAGTTGGTCGAGAAATCTCCCGTGACCCCGAGCTTGAGGGGTGCGGCGTAGACCTGGTAACCCAAACGGCCCTGCTGCCACCACCAGAAGGTGTAGCCGATCACCTTGGAATTGCCGTTGTTCGTCGTCGGCCAGAGAATCCACCAGGCCCCGGTGTCGGGGTCGAAGAGCCAGTTGTTGGAGAAGAGCACCCAGTCCTGCCAGTGGGAGGCGCAGAATCCGTAGTTGTTGGACTGGATGACCGTGCTCGACGCGTCGTAGAAGTTGTCCTGGATCTGCGACGAGATCTTCTGGCTGGTGTTGCCGCCGTTCCACAGCCACGCCCCCCGGTTCTGCGAGCAGTAGACCAGGCCGATCGAGGAGGCGTCCGCCTTGCCCACGAAGTCCCCGGTCGACTCGATGCCCGGCAGGGGGATGACCGAGTTGGGGGCCGAGATGTCCCCGTTCATCACCACTCCCCCGCCGGACTTCTTGATCAGGATCAACTCACCCACCGAGACGCTTCCCCAGGCCCCATAGCCCCAGGGCTGCTCGGCCGCCAGGATCACCTGCTGGTTGCCGTAGGCGTCGGAGCCGAAGGGGTCGGTGTAGTTGATGTTCTCGTTGGTCGAGATGCCCCCCGGAATGGGCCAGGCGTACCCGACACCGCTGAGCACCTGGACCCGCGAGTTGTAGGTCACCACCTGGCCGGTCACCCCTGAGGTGGTGGGGTCGATCAAGTCCTGCACGCTGTAGCTGGTGGGGTCCGTGACCGGCGGGTAGGCGTAGAGGTGGCCCTGGTCGCCGTGCCCATCGGTCAGGACAGCCGAGGGGAAGATGAGCACCGGCGAAGGAACGACGTAGCCCGGATCACCGATGACCGGCTGGGTGCTCATGCGGGTCCAGGCCGGGTAGGGCGCGCCGAAGAAGCCCGGCGTCGAGGGGTTCGTCGTGCTCAAGATGGAGTTGATGTCCGCCGTGGCCGGTTCGGTCGACCAGGCTTGGACGTAGTGGCTGGTGCCGTCGTCACCTTCCAAGACGATGATGAGCTCCTCGGCCCCGCTTTGCAGTCCGGGGTTGAGGGCGAAGCCCACCACGTAAAGGCTCGTCGTGGTGCCGGGGAACGGCTCCTCATAGGCATTGATGTAGTCGATGCCCGGCAACGGTCCGAGTCCACCTTGGGGCAGGCTGGCGCAGCAGAAGGTCTGGCCCGGCGCGGCGGCTCCCAGGGGGGCAGAGATGGTGGGGTTCGCGCTCGAGATATAGCTGCCGTCCCAGATGCCCGGCGAGAAGTCGTCCAGATGGAGCCACTGCTGCACTCTGTCGCCAGAGTCAGCCTTGATGATCTGGTTCGACACGGAGCAATCCTAGGCGGACAGGCCCTTCTCGGGTGGGAAGCTCGACGCCATCGAAGTCCGGCCCGGAACCCCGAGAAGGTAGCGCAGCAGGTCGATCCTCGTGATGTAGGAGTTGATCTCGCCCCGCAGCTCGATCACGTTGACCGAGTGCGCCAGGGCCACCCGTTCGGCGGCTTTGCTACGCGCCGATACCGAGGCTCCGTCGTCGGCTTCGTAGGCGGCCCAATAGACACGCTGGTGGTCAGCGAGTGCCCCGGCCAGTAGAACGTGGTGTGCGGCGAGGAAGTCCACGAGGAGGCACAGCTCACCGCGCAGCTCGTCCTCACTGGCAGTCCCATACTTGCCTACCTCCACTACAGGGGCGGCTGGACGGAATCTTCCAGAGCGGGAGGCACGTCGCCGTCGTCGGCCGCCTCTTTGAGCGAGTCGATCCGGTCGAGCAGCATGGCCTGCTGGCGCTGTAGCTTCTCGAGCTCGGTCCGCACGTCGGTCATGCCGGTCACTTCGGTGTCGTAGCGGTACGGGCTGGCTTCGGGCTCGTAGATGGGGAACTTGACCTCTCGCCCGTCGAGGGTCGTGACCGTGATCTTGGGGACGACCGTGTCGTGCTTGTCCTCGTCGGGGAACAGGTCACGGGTGGGGTCGTTGCGGTCGCGCGGGATGTCCCCGAACTTCACCGTGGCGAGCTTGGGCAAGAGCCCCTCGTAGACGCCGTAGAGGATCGACAGCCGGCGCAGCTCGGAATAGCGCTCGGGGACGACGCCGGGGCGCTGCTCGCCGGGGATGGTGAACTGATTGGTCACCCCGATCGAGGACCGCGGGTCGCCCAGGTACTTGATGCAGACCTGGAGCGGTATGGCGAGCGGCTTGGATTTGGGCACCAGGGACCACTCGCGCTTGCCGTACTTCCAGGTCACGACCCGCTTGGAGTTGTTGTTGACCCAGAGCTGCTCGGTCATGTCGTTGAAGGCGATGTCGGGGTCACTGAAGACCTGCGGGGCCTCGTTGACCCGGATGCGGTTGGGGGCAGAGACGGCCATCAGGTGGGCTTTATCAGGGCGTAGGTCATGCCGAGGCCCGAGGACACGGTGACCGCTTCGAGCACGATGCCGAGGTTCTGGCCTGCGGTGCCGGTGACTCCACCCGAGTCATGCGCCACCCCGGCGGTGCCGGTCGACTGGACCAGGACGTGGCCGACCGTGCAGGTGTTGTCCACGATGACCTTGGTGATGCCGTAGCGCTTCACGGTCACCACCTGGCCGGTCACCGTGACCGCGTTGCCGCTCGCCGTGGAGCCGGTGATGACGCCCAGGAGGCCCGCGTCCGCCGTAGTGGCAGAGAGGGCCACGGTCGGGTATGCCGGAGACCCCGAGGCTCCCGAGGTAACGCCGTTCCACGATTGCAGTTCGACCACCGCCCCGACGCCGGTGGCCGGCGTCGTGATGTTGGTGGCCAGGTGGGTGGGCACCAGGGCGACCAGGGTGGCGAGCGTGATGTTCGGGTCGAGCGTCCAGAAGTCGTCGGTCTGGGGGTAGTACCCGGCACCTGGGGGGTTGTTGGCGAACTTCGGGTTTGTGATTATCGCGTCAGGCATCTTGGCTCCTTACGCCGCGAGGGCCGTGAACTTGGCCTGTCGTTGGGGGTTGTTGCAGATGAGCTGGCAGTACAGCTTCATTATCGCCGTCATGGCGTCCTGGTTGGGGGGCTTGACGAAGTCCTCGATCACGAAGTTCCCGCCCCGGCCGACGATGAAGGTGAAGTATTCCTCGTTCAAGAAGAACAGGTTCCCCTCGGTGCCCGTCGTCGGGATGTGGTCGTCGACCAGCCAGGGCACGTTGTTGAAGACCAGGTGGTCGAAGCCCGCGGCGGCGAACTGCTGGTCCCGCATCCCCGGCGCGGTCGGGAACTGCTGGATGGTGACGTTGAGGTTCTGGTAGCGGATGTAGTTGGCCCGTGTCCCGATGATCAGCGTCGGAGCGCGTCCGCCGGTGGTGGCGGAGCCGAACAGGTTGTTCAGCGCGTTGAGCGACATGGTCGTGGTGGTCGAGTCCTCCTGGGAGTTGAGCCAGGTGTTGCTCGACCGGGTCAGCCCGGCGTAGGTGGGGGCCACGGTGCCGTTGTCCACGGCCGCCAAGAGGCCGACCATGGACTTGGAGTTGGAGCCGTCCGACCAAAAGCCGCCGGCCAGGTTGTCCAGCCAGTTGAGCTTGGACATCTCGAACTGGGCGGTCAGGTAGTCCATGGCCTTTTCGTCGGACTCGGCCTGGTTGAGCGTCAGCCCGTCGACGGTCACGTTGTCGTAGAGCTGCGCCCACGGCATCGAGCCGTCTTGGACCACGTCGAAGGGGATGGTCTGGAGGATCTCGGGACCCGAGTACCACCCGCCCGAGTTGGGCTTGGCGTACATGAAGGGAATCTCGATCCACAGACCGCCCTTGATGACGAGCTTGTTGCGCGCCTTGAAGCGGAACGTCAACGGGGAACTGACGAACACCACGTCGGTGATGTACGGCATGATGTACCGATTGCTCAGCGACGTGAGGGTGTTTGTACCCCAAATCGGCGTGGCCATTGTCTGCCTCTCTTTAGTCCGTTACCGATGCCCGCACGTCCGCGAGCATTGCGTCCATCAACTCTTGGCGGTTCTTGGGTCGTCCCGCCGCAGGCTTTGTCCTCGGTGCTGAGCCACCCGAGCCGGAAAGGGCAGACTGCTTGGACTTCCGGTCGGACGACTTCTTGGTCGAGACATTATCCGCGTTGGCGACCTGGGCGAGGGATCGGAGCTCGGGGGTGCCCCACATGGTCATCTCCATGCCCCGGTCGAAGGCGGCGGTCAGGCTACCCTCGGTGCGCTCCAGCCCTTCGATGATGTTGGCCCGGCCCGTCGCGTCTGCGATCTGGCGCACCTGGTCGTCGGTCAGGCCGGGGTATTTGGCCTTGAAGGTGGACACGGCATTGCGGAACGAGTCGACCACTCTGGCCCGCTGGTCACGCTCCGATGCGGTGCGCTGCTCGGCTTGGAGCCGGGCTGTCTCGGCCTTGGCCGCCTGGAGGTCGTGCCAGGTGGCGACCTGGAAGGCGTCCTCGGGGTCGACGTGCGGCGGCAACTCGGTCGTCGTTTTGGGCACCGCCGCCTCGCGGACCCGGTTGGCAAAGTCCGGCTCGGTTTTCAGGCGCTCGGAGAAGGCGAGCAGCTGCTCGACCTCGTCGACCGGGATGAAGCGGCCGTTGAACTCGATGGTGCCCGGGGGGGCGGGGGAAACGGAGGCCGTGTGGGTGGCCTCCGTTTCCTCTTCGCCCGCAGCGCCAGGTTCGCTGCCCTCTTCGGTGGCACCCGTGGAGGTCTCTTCTTCTTCGGTTTGGACTTCGTCGGTCCCGTGCAAGCTGGCCAAGAAGGCGTCCAGCTCGGACATCTCGGTCGGGAACTCAGCGCTGGTCATCATTGAACCTCGCTATATCCGCCCGTGCCTGCGCTAGTTCGGCCCGTGTCTGCTTGAGCCTTTTAGCCAGTTCGTTCACCCCGAGCATGACCAGCTCAGCATTGGTCAGGGCGTCCTGGCGCATCCGCTCCGCCTCTTTCCAGTCGTCAAACGCGTGGCGCAACTGTTCAGCCGGGCCTGTCAGGACCTCGGATGGGGCGTACTCCAGGAAGCCCTGCAACGCGAGATGGAGATGGACATGGGCGCGTCGGCACTTCTCCTCGACAGTCAGAGCATCGTCGACCGTTTCGTACTTGGGGGCAGTGTCGGTCATCCGCTTCCTTGGGCAATGAGCCGGCGCAGTTCGTCACTGCTCGGCTGAGGGACATTCGATGTGGCTCCTGCTCCGGGGGGAGTGGGGGGCAACTGGCCGCCGGTCAGGCTCGGCATGGCGGGGTTGGCCGCGCCGCCACCGGGGGGTCCGGCTCCTGCGCCGGGAGGACCGGCTCCGGGAGGCGTCCCTCCGGGTCCGGCTCCTGGGGCTGCCCCGCCCCCTGGAGCTTGTCCCCCGCCGCGCGCCATGGTCGAGGTGATCTGCAACAGCTTGGTCAGACCAGCCTGGACCTTGGGGTCGGCTGCTTCGGGGGTCGAAAGGGCGCGGGCAATCGCCTGGGTGGCGTCACCCAGAGCGTCGGCCAGGGATTGGGGGCCGCTCCCGGCCTTGCCTGCCACGAGCTAGAGAAGCTCTTCGGTCATTGGCGGCGACTCCATGAGGCGATCTTCCATCGTCTCGGAACCGTAGCTGCCGCGGGTGAAGCCCTGGTACTCGATCTTGACGTTGCCGCCGCCCGAGGGGAGGACTGCGCCGTTCTTGATCCGGTTGCCGTCTGTCGATCCTGCCATGTTCTTCCTTTCGTTGTGCCGTGCCGGAGGGGATCACCCAGAGTTAGCCCCTCCGGCTACGACAGATCATGTGCGGGGAGTGGAGTCCCCTGCCCTCACTTGCGCTTGTGTCCGCGCTTGGAGTGCCTCTTGCCACGTCGAGCCATACGATCACCCCCCTTCCGTTTCGCTTTGCGAGCGTTGGAAAGTGAGGCCGCGACCGCCTGTGCTCTGGGATGCCCAGCTCTGACCATCTCCGAAATGTTGGAGCTGATCGTCGCTCTGGACGATCCCGGTGTCAGTGGCACGTCTACCGACCTTCTTTCTCTCGAAGTCCCGAAACCTTACATCCGGCGTTTGAGCGAGCGGCGCATCCCGAAGCGGCGCTTCTGGTTACGAGAGCCGGCCTTGCGCCTCAGTCGTCCCAACCGTCGTCATCCCCGAAAGCATCCTCACCGTAGGGGACGCCGTCCTGGTAGCGGATGTTGTGGACCCTGCCCACGATGTTGCCGTCGTGGCCCTGGCTCACGATGCCGGTCGGCTCGCGGCCGGGGTCGACCTGCGGGTTGGGGTTAGACACCGGGTTGTAGCCGCGCTTTGCCATGGTCCGATCCTACGTCAGTGGGCGTGCCCGGTGCCCGGACCCCGCTTCTGCTGGCCGGACTGGGCCTCGCGCTGTGCCTCGGCTGCTGCCGCTGCCGCCATGCGGGCCACGACTTCTTGCCAGTGGGGCCAGCGGTGGGCCTGGAGAAGAGCCTGGTTGTCGATGGCGTCCATGGCCTTGAGGGCATCGGCCTCGGCAATGCGGGCCTGGCGACTGGTCGGGTTGGAACTTCCGGCGTTGACGGTGAGGGCGAACTTCATCGGCTCGGCCCCCTCTTTGGTCGGGGTGTAGAAGTGCCTCGCCGCCAAGCGGAGCGCGGTGTCCTCGCCCTCGGTGCCGACGATGGCCACGATCCTCGGGATGTCGTAGTTGAGGATCAACAGGTGGGCCAGCATCTCGCCGCAGCGCGAGAGCGTCTGTTCGAGATTGCGGAGCGAATTGCGGACGGACACGAACCCCGACTCCTGAATGGCCTGGGTGGTCTGCTGGGCCTGGCGACCCGAGGGCTGCTGGCCCTTGGACACGCCTGACAGCCCGGCGATGTTCTCCATGCGCTGGATGCTGAACTCGATCATGTTGGGGATGTCGGCCGTCATGGCCGGCGGGCTGAGCCAGTCCGGTTTGAGGTTCTGGTCCCCCATCTGCTTCTTCATGGTGAGCCGTTGGCCGGGCTTGTTGACGATCGCCGTCCTGGCCAGGCCCGAATTCTCGTAGTCCATGAAGATCGGGTTGCTGATCAGGAGCACGTTGGAGGCGGCGGCCGAGAGGAGCTGGTTGATGAACAGCTGCAACGGGGCCAAATGCGCTACCATGGGAGTTGACCAGAACTCGCCTATCTCGTCGTCGACGTAGCGTTCGTAGGGGTGGCGGTCGAGGTCCCACAGATTCGATGCCGTCTCGTCCAAGAGCACGACCTCGCCGGTGAACACGACCACCCGCCACTGGTCGTAGACCACGGGCTCGGGGGTGGGCTCGTTAGGGTCGGTCGGCTCGCGTTCCTCGTAGATGTTCTCGTGCAGCCAGCACTCGTAGACGTTGACCCCGGCCTGGAGGACGTTTTGAATGGAGGTGCCTTGGCCTGGGAAGCCGACACTGACCGGGCCTTGGCCCAAGTTGATCGGGATGCCGTCGCGGTTATAACGCGGGAAGTCCTTGTCCTGCGGCGAGGCGTCGGTCTTCTGGCGGTCGCCCTCGCGCACGGCGTCTTCGATGAGGCTGATGGGGACGTTCGGGAAACGGCGCTCGATCTCGTCGATGCTCCACTTGTGGACCTCGAAGAGGTACTGGCAGTCGAGGAACGAGGTCGCATTCGGGTCTGGGTAGAAGGTCCACGGGTCCACCCGGTTGAGGGTGATGTTCCCCAACCCTTCTTCGAGGCCCGAGTCCCACCCGGCTTTCAAGATGCCCGCCCCGTAGATGGGGCTGTCCCACAGGGCCATGGCGATCTGGGAGTACCAGCCGTAGACTTTGTAGTTCGTGTGCAACAGGGCTTCGAGCTGCTCGGCCAGCTTGGTCTGGTAGTCGTTGAAGTCGTCGAACGGGTCGGAGGCCGGGTCGATGTTGAAGTTCGTTTCCTGGTCCGTCATCCAGGCGACCCGCTGGCGCAGGATGGGGTAGATCTCGCTGTCGCGCGGGTCGTCGGGGCTGCGGCCCCAGCGGTTCATGGCCAGCAGGTAGTTCTTGCGCCAGGTCTCGGCCTTCTGGGTCCGCGCCCGCTTGGCCTGCTGGTAGAGCTCGTAGAGCCGCCCGGTCAACTCGTGGTCGGGGGAGTGGGGGGCGGTGTCGAGTTGGAGGAGCGTGGTGGTCACTTTATGAAGCTCCGGTTTATCGCAATGTCGTGGTAGTCCTCGTGGCGCTGGCCGACATTAACCGCACGCCGCTTGAAGAAGATGGGACCACTTCGCCAGCCACAGTCCCGGTCGAGGCAAAGTGCCTCCCACCTGAGATGGAGCCTCACGTCGTGGCCTCAGCCGTGCGGGCCGCGTACTCCTTTGACTCCTCGCGCGTGATGCCCGCCGCTTCGTGGTCGTGGATATCGGTCAGCTCGTAGTTCACCGTCATCCCGAGGCGCCTGGATTGGTCGTCGCTGGCGATCTTGGCCAGCTCGCGGGCCTGCTTGCGCGAACTGATCTCGCAGCCGAAGGCGGGATTGTAATGAGATTGCAACACGGAGGCGTTGTTCCAGCCCCACACCCTTCGTGATTCGATGCCGCAATCGTGGTGGAGGCGGTCGGCGCGGGTCATCGAATCGAACTCGCCGTGGGCCGGGCAGACGTACTGGTAGATGGGCATGTCAGTCCAGCTCGCCGTAGGTGCCTGCCATGGCGTCCAACGCTACCGCGTCGTAGTTGTCTCTTGGCGGTTCCACCCCGCCCGGCGGTTTCTGGCCGTAGCCGTAGATCTGCTCGAAATTGACCGGATCCTCAGTTATTGTTGTAATCAAAGCAATCATGAGGGCCATGACACTGTCGTCGTTGCCGTCGTTCGATGCCGGTCCCATCTCGACGCCGTCGATGTTGATGTACTCGCGCATCTCGTGGTAGGTCAGCGGGTCGTGGATGGTGAGTGAGCGCTTGCCCACGTAGTGCATGAGCTGGCCCATGGCCCAGCCTTTGGACTTTGAGTTGGTCGACCAGCCGTAGACGTTGCCCCGCTTGTGCAGGGGCCTGTCCGGCAATCTCCATTTCCACAGGTTCGGCACGCGCAGGTGTTGGAGCACCCCGATCACGCCCAGCCCCCCGCCCTCCATCTCGCAGTTGACCAGGGCTTCGTTGTACCAGGCGGCCAGGTTGGCGATGTGCTCCGCGAAGTCGTTGTGAGACGCCCAGCCATGCCACACCGCCACCTGTTCGAGCGTGTCGCGGCGTAGCACCTGGATGCAGCACGGGTCCCCGTCGAGTGAGCGGGCGGGGTCGGCGGCCACCACGTACTCGATCTTCAGCCTTGGATTGGGTTTGAAGTAGACCGACAACTCGCCGGTGCGGTCCTCGGAGAAGGTGAGCTTGCCGTTGAGGTTAAGAAGCCGACCGCGCGATACTCCCATTCTCCGCCCGTCGGGCAACGTGTCGCCGGGGGCCACGTAACAGTCGCGCAACGCTTCGAGGTCGAACACGTTACGGCCCGTCGAGAGGAACGCCACGTCTGGGCTGACCGGGTACTCCTCGTCGAACTTGTCCTCGGTCCAGTTGTTGGTGCGGATCTTGCGCCTGCGCCAGGCCAGCTGGTTGAGGGTCAGGCCGTAGCGCTCCATCAGCGTCCGCTCTTTGTTGTTCAGCGTGCGCTCGGTCAGGTTGTGCCGCTTGACCTGGTACTCGGGGTGCTTCCACCAGGCGAAGAACATGGGCACGTAGTCCGACTCACCCCGCTCGGCCGCCATCCAGGTGTCGTAGAAGAACCCCCCCACCCCATTCGCCGTCGACTCCAAGACGATGATGGTGCCGGGCTGCATCGGGACCGCCTCGTTGAGCGGGGGCATGAGCTCCTCGGCGTTCTCCCAGAACGCGACCTCCGAGCCGTGGACACCCTGGATCGTCGCCCCCCGGCCGACGTGCTCACCCTTGGCGGTAGCAACCCGGAAGTTGGACAGCGTCTCGGCCCAGCTCAAACGCCGCGTGGACTTGCGGGTGGTCGTGAAGAGGGCCTTGAAGCGCCAGGTCTCCCACATGAGCTTGGCCATCTCGAAGATGGTCTCGGACCCCTCTCGGTCCTTGGACAGCACCAGGGCGTTGAAGCCGGGGAAGAGGAAGCAGAGCACGAAGAGCAGGCCCTCGGTCACCGTGGAGAGGCCCATTTGGCGACCCTTCAAGATGATGATGCGGATCGGCTTGCCCGCCGCGTGCTGGCGCTCCACCTCTTTGATGAAGAGCTTCTGGGCCCAGTTGGGGTCGAACTGGCTGAGCTTGGCGTCCTTGTCCTTGATGGTCAGCGTCCTGAGCCAAGGGGTCAGGTTCAGCCGCCTGCGCCGGCTCATTCTTCGTCTTCAGCGCCCGGCACCACCTCGGCCCGTTGCGACTCGTACTCCTCGGCCTCGCGTTCGAGTTCTTCTTCTGACACCTCGAACGCCTCGACCAACTGGCCGAAGTCGGCGCGGGCCTGGATCACCTCTTCGGGCGTCTGGCGCGCCGAGATGGCCATGGCCTTGGACTGTATCTGCATGGCCGCCTTGAGCTTGATCTCGGGTGAGCCGTGCTGGATGAGGTTGAGCAGTTCCTCGTAGGCCAGCCAGGTCAAGAAGGCGTGGGCTTCGGAGAGCTCGGCCGTGCCGTAGGACTCGCGCCGCATGTTGCGCGCCACCGCCTTGATCGGGCCGGGGTCGAGGTCGAAGGCGTTGGCTATGGCGGTCGGGGGCACCCCGACACGGATGAGCCGCCGGGTGATCTCGACCAGGTGCAGCGGGTCCAGGTCGCGCATCAGGGCCGTGCGGTCAGTCATCGGGCTTGACGATCGTGACGAGGAGGTTCATGGGGATGGTGTCGATGATGCGGGTGACTTCGCCCCGGTCCTCCCAGGCCACCACGAGGGTGACCACCCAGTGGTTGTCCCCGTTGGTCTTGATGCCGCCGTTCGGGACTGTGGCCAGGAACGTGGCGACGTTGGGGTTGACCATGGCCCGGCGCAGCGCGTTGTCCTGCGAGGTCTCGATGGCCGCCGCTATCTGCTCGCGCTCGAGGACACTGACCGGGTCGTCGGCTAGCTCGAAGTCGGCTGCTCCGTCGAGGAAGGCGTCCACGACCGACTCATCATCGCGTCCTCCTGTGCCTCCCGCAGGTACGCCTCTCTGATGTTGTCCGGCATATCGTCCAAATTGAACACGTCCCTCTCGGAGGGCTCGGTCTCGTTCGGCATCGTCGACGACACTTCGCTCGAAGGCGCTGAGTCCCGGTAGCCGAGAACCAGGGTCGCCATGGCCGCCGAAAGCTCCTGGTTCGCCTGGGTCAGCGCCCGCGAAAAGGTCTCCGTCAAGGTCTTGGTCGTCGAATTCAGGCACCACTGGCTCCATCCAACCATCACGACCATCGCCAGGGCGACAGAGCCCAGGATGGCGTAGTCCACCTACAGGCCGACGCCGATCGAATTCGTCAGGGTCTTGAGCCGGTCCAAGATTGCCTCGATGTCGGAAACCACCTTGGACAGCTCGTTGAAGTGGTCCTCCACCCGGTCCGTCAGCACCTTGAGCGGGTTGTTCGGCGTGATAGCGCCTTGGGTGGTGACCCGGTTGCCCTGGGTGACCGTGCTGTCGATGGTGGCCTGGCCCGGCGCGACGGTCGAGGCGACCGGGAAGCGGGTCTTCAGTTCCTCAACTGCCGCGATTCCAGTCGCGACCACCGGGGAAGTAGGCGCAGTCGCAGAGTCGGGCGTCGATTCCGTGGCGGGTGCAGATGGCTCCGAGGAGCCAGGGTCCGTCGTGGACGAGGCGGATGGCTCCGTTACCGTAGGGTCCGGAGCAGGAACCTCAGCAGGTGCTTCCACGGGGACATCCTCTGTCGGGGCAGCATCGGATGGCTGAGGGGCCAAGAAGGAGGCGACGTCGACGGCGATGCCCTTCTCGTCGAGGACGTGCTGTAGTTGGCTGATGAGGTCATCGCTGCCTCCGGTGTCGGTCATGGCGGTCCTTTCAGTGGACGAGATTGGGGTTGTTCAACAGTACGAGCACGGCCACCGTGACGACGGCTGCCCACACATAGCCGATGCCTTTGATGATCAATGGATCACGCTCAGGGCCAGCCACGGCGAAAGAGCCAGGGCGAGGAGGGCGAGGGGCAGTCTCAATGCACCACCACCCCCACCACGATGAGCACCACGGCGATGGGTCATGGGATGACCTTACCCAGCCGGCGGAACGATAACCGGGACCTGTGTGTTGACGGTCGTCGGCGGCACGGTCGGAGTGTTGAGGGCGGCCCGGATCTTGGCGATGAACGCCTCGGCGTCGGCTTCGGCATGACCGAGCACCGGCACAGCCGTGGTCACCGCGGTGTTGACGGCCGACGCGTTGCCGGTCGAGGGGTCGGCCACGTACTGCTCGACGGCCAGGAGCAGTGCGCCACCCGCGGCGATGATGGTCGAGAAGGCCACCGGCAGATGCAGCGCGGTGACCGACTGGGTCAGTGCTCCCATCACGATCCCGGCAAGGGCGAGAACCTGGCGTGCTACCGAAGCGATGCTCTGTTGGCTCATGCCGCCACTGTAACCCGTTGGGTGACAGGAGTCAATACATGCGAATGCCCCCGCATCCGAGGAGGAAAATCGGGGGCATCGCTTGAACCCGTGGTCTGGCGGACCGCCATCAGTCTGACAGATAGCTCTTGACTTTTCAACCCCGCGCGCAGACAATCGCGGACGAATACCGAGACTGGCGAAAGAAGGCAAGTGACCCACGCAGACCGGATCGAGAGGGAGTGGTACAACTCCCCGCCCCTGTCGAAGTTCCCACCCAAGGCCGAGCGACAAATCGCCCACCTGGTTGCGCTCTGTCGAAAAGCTGTGGAAGACCCGGGGGGGAACCCCACGTAAGACGCACCGCTCCCATCGAGGAGAATCCCCGCGGCCGGTCAGCACCTACGTGACCCCCTGGTTTAAGCCCCGACCCAACCTGGTGATCCCTCATTCAAAAATTTTCACGGCGGCTACGGGGGACGTTCGGTGGAGGGAGGGGTCGGAAGGAAGCCCGCCTCGGGAGACAGTGCGCCAAAGGCGCTCCCGCCCTGCGGTTGGGGTGCTCGCAATCAAAGATTGCTGCGCCTCGTAGAGCTGGGTCTCAACCCGCGAGTGCCTTAGGCCTAGTCCCGAAAAATTATGAAGAAGTGCTGGTCGATGACGCTTCACTCTCATACCCACTCTCAGTGCAGGGCCAAATGGGCTTTGGTGGGGTTGCTGAGGCGACAAAGATGCAGGTCAGGGGCTTGGGATGCCGTGGTGGGCCCACCAGCATGCAAACGTCGGAGCGAGGGAGCAGCTCCGTCACCATCACGAACGTCTACGCCATACACATGCGGTGTGCTGGACTTACACCACGTGGCAGGACGTGCCACGGCTGGCAGAGTCCGACAGGCAGCGCTGGCGACGTGACGGCTGGTTCAGGTGAGCGCGCGCTCTTGGCACAGCACGTTCAGTCGGATCATCTGTCATGATTGCTTGACATCCCCTACCGTGTCATGTTCTGATGACAGCAGTGGTCGACTCGGATCACGTTGAGCAAGGGGAACGAAATGACTGAGTTCGAAGAGCAGGCCCAACGATGGACCCGTCGTCCAGCTTACGGAACAGGCCACTTGCGCGTGGCCGTCGTAAACAGTTGGGAGGTGCTCACCGACGACGAGAACCATTTCACCGACTGCGACGGGTTTTGCGGTGAGATCGGCGGGTGTTACTCGCTATGACCAACACTCAGCAGGACCGCGAGCCGAATCTGCTCGACCGCATCCGCACCGAGCTGCTCCGCTACCCTGGACTGTCACGCATGACACTCAGTCGTCAGACGGTTGAAGCCCTGCTGAGCACGGCAGACTTCGCCTCCGAGGGATGGGAATGGGTCAACGAGATTCTCGAAGCCATCGACCCGGCCGCCACGGTGTTCAACTACCGCCAGTACCTGGTCAAGCCTCCTAAACCGCTGCTCTTACGCAACTACAGCTCGGATGAGTTAGACGCAATCGAAAGGGCTGAGCAATGAGCAGCCCGTACGAAATCGGGAGTTGGCCAGCAGACCCAAGCGAATGCGAAGACGAGGTGAACTGTCAGACCTGCCTCGGCGAGGGCTACGAAGAGTGCGAGGACACGAACAGTTCCGAGGGCTGCTGGGAGCGGGACTGCAACGGCTACGCCCACACGTGCCCTAACTGTCGCGGTTCAGGTCACGCGAAGGATCAGTGGTACTGGTGACGCAGCTGGTCGGACCCGACGAAGTGGCCGACATGCTTTCCGTACAGCGCAACACCATCGCCCAATGGCGAAAGCGCGGCGTGCTGCTCGACCCGTTTCTGACCATCTCGTCCATGCCCATATGGCGGCGTGAGGACGTGATCGAGTGGGCCAAGCGAACTGGCCGCGAGGTCGTCTAGGCGGCCTGAGAACGGCGTTCCGGCCACTTAGCGCAAGATCTGCTCGATCGTTCCGTCCAACCAATGGCATGGCCGCCAGATGTGGACCTCTTGGCCGGCGTCGTGCTCGAGATCGGCCAGCCAGCACTGCTGAGCCGGTGAGAGTCGACCCTTGGCACTTTTGAGCTCGACGAAGATCAGGCGGTCACGTACCAAGACGAGATCGGGAAAGCCCACTCCATCGCCAGCGACTGCCGTTCGCCAACCCTGCGCCGTTCTGGCTGGCCGGAAATGAGCAACTCGCCACTTGAGCAGCTGCGCCAATTCGATGACGGCGTTCTGTAGCTCGCGCTCGGTCAGCGTCTCACGCCCAGTGCGCCGTTTCACTTGGTAGCCCCGAGCTGGGTGGAGGGGCGCACAGCCGGTCAGGAAAGCCTTGACGCTCGCTCACACGGTTGAACTTGTCCGCTATGGCCGCGCCGAGATCGATGTCGTAGAACGCGGCCAGGAGGTCGGCGTAGGTGACTGTGTCGGCCAGCTCGTCCGCCAGCATGCACAGGAGGTCATCACGTGGCGGATCGTCAGGACCGGGAGCCGTGCCAGTCTCGCCGCGCCGCAGCTTCTTGACCACGTTGGCCGTCTCGCCTGCCTCGCCGCACATCGCATTGGACCAGTCCGCACTTGTCCACTCGTCGTCACCGCTCAGGAAGTTCGGGTGCCAGCGACGGCAACGCGTGACGTTTGCCTCGCGCAAGTCGTTGAACCGCAGCCCCTCCCCTTCTACGTCTACTGAGTCAGCCGAGCCAAGATCGGCCACCTTGGTCAGCACCTCGATCACTTCGTCTGCCCACGGACCACTTGTCATGCACGCTGGTTCGTCGCGACAGCCCGAGCCACATTGCTTGGTTCCTGTCTGCGTGTAGTACGGGCACGTCAGGTAGGTGACGAGCTGCTGCGCCTGTTCGATCGTTTCGCTGTCCGGTCGGTCTACTGGGTCAGCGAGAGCCGCAGCGGCGGTGAGAGCGACCTCGGCAACGTGCTTCGGATGCTCGTTGAGCATCCACGACCACCACCCGTCGCAGCGGCAATACCACGCGCCCTCAGAGGGGTAGACCGTGTGCTCGTGGATCACCTTCGCTGCGGCCTCTAGCTGTTGCGGGGAGAAGGGGTCAGGCATCAGTCAACTACCCCGCTACAGGTGACGTAACACAGGCGGCAATAGGCGTCTCGGCGGTCGTGGCACGCCCACGCGCAACCACAATCAACGCATCGGGGTCCCTCGTTCATGAACCGACGCCGCTCCTCGCTCGGCTGCCCTGAGTCGGGCAGGTGGGGCGGGTGAATATCGGGGCTTTCAAGCACGACCACTCCTTCTGCGGTCGAACCATCCACGCAACGACAACATCTGTCCCACGGACAGCGGACCTTTCGAGGCAACGTTGGGGATTACAACGTCGGCGCCAAGCCCTTCAATAAACGCATCAGACTTGGTTCGGTAGTGAAGCGATGAAATCGCCTCTAGAAGACGGTTGGCCGGAAGACATTGGCGAGGTATCTCGGTCTCCTGCGCTTTCCGGAGCACTCGATCCCGCAGACCCGTGGCGCAACTACGGATGTCCTCAATCCATCCTTCGTAGAAGTCAAACCCGATCTCTCCCCATTCGTAATACTCATGAACTGGCGTGGATTCAACCACTTCTGGCTTGTCCGTTTGAAAGTTCTCGCTTTCCCCCTCCCGGCCCTCCTGCGGCGATAGGTCAGACATCGGGGAACCCGAAATACGCATCGATTGCTGCGCCTGCATCCGTCCGAAAGATCGCGCGATCTAGGTCGTCCAGCCCCTCCCAGGTGGGGAATGGATAGGCACCCAGCCGGACGCCACGGATCAAGTACAGCGCCTCAGCAGCGGCCAGGACGGCCCGCTCATGGAATGCTCGACACTTACGGCACACGCTGGCGTCACCCTGGTCCTCACACAGCCCTCGCTCAGCGCAGGCGTCGCAAACAGCTTCGTGTTCGCTCACCGCCCCCTCCCCCCGCTCCCCAGAGTCGGACCGCTCGGAAGGGTGAATGTGGGGGGTGTCAGACACGGCGGTACTCCGTCCTTATCGCAGGCCAGTTATCAGTGTCCGCTGGGTCTAGCCCGAGACGATTGGCTGCGGCATCCCATTTCTTGCGGTGTTCCTTAGCTTCCGATGCCCGCTGAACGCTGTAGGGATCGTCAGACACGGCTGTGCTCTATCATGTTCTCCTCGCTCTCCGGGTCAACGGGCACGTCAGTCATTGTCCGACCTCAATACGCCGTGAATGCGGTGGGTATCGCGGTCGAATCGCTGCATCTGGCTCTGTGCCTCGTCCACCGTGTCGAACCACTGGGTGACGATTTCGCATCGGAGGCTCGTTGACCCCAGCACGTGGTCATCCCTAAAGACGGCCCAATACCAGAACGGCTTGTCTGGGTCATAGCTATCGTCATGGGGCGCTGGGCGTCGCGTGAACGACAACGGAACCGCCAAGTCGACCGGGTCAACGGGCATTAGAGGGACTCGAGCGCCTGTCAGCGCCTCGTATGCCTGCCGCAGCGCCGCCAGCCGACGTTCCAGGTCGGCTATCTCCTTCGCAATCACTTCCTCGGACGTGCTCACGACCGCCACCACGTCCTTCTCGCCCTCCGCCGGTCCCACAAGTTGGCACCCACGACAAAGATGGCGCACAGGGCGAGCCAGGAGGCGGTTGCCACGCCGAGCCATTCGAGGTAGGAGAGGTTGGGGAGGGTCACGCCTTCACCGGCTCTCCAACGAGAATCACTGCTACCTCACCCGTTTCCAGGCTCCGGCATTCAAAGCCGCGAGTAGGTGAGGGGTGCATGACGTGGATCGGCTCGTTGACCCAGGACTCGATGCGCACGCCGGTTGAAACAACCCAAGTCAACGGTGCGCGCCTCACAGGTTCGTCCAGTACGGATCTCCGCTGTCACCCGAGGTGAGCAGCTCGCCGTCGAAGGTGCCCGCTGTAGGTGAGATCGCGTCCAGGCGTTCAAAGTAGGCGTCCTCGGCTTTCATGTCGAGGTAGCGGTCGTACTCGCGACCGGGGTCGAATTCTTCGGGGTCGAACCTCACTGGACTCCCTCCTGCATTGCCCGCAACTCCGCGGTGGAGGCGCGGATTTCGGCTTCGGTCATGTGGTTGATGGGGGCGACGAATGTGAACGCGTTGTCGTGATCACGGACGTGACCCCCACTGCACCAGCACCCGTTGATCATGGGCAGCCCGCAGCCGCAGACACGCCCCGGATCGCGCTTGCTCAGCTCCCATCCCATTCTCTCCGCCATGGACTTCATCCAGTGGAAGAGGGTGTCTTCCAGCTCGTCTTGCTTGATGTCCTTCATTTTGCCTCCTTGAGTGAGTCGATCAGCTCGAACACGTCGTCTTCCCACGGCTGACTCACGTACACGTCCTCGCCTTCCTTGGTGCACGCTTCTTCCCACTGGTCGAGCAGTTCATCGAGGAACGCAGCCAGGTCGAGTGAGACGCGCTCGGCGGTGGCGGCGGCGGCGGCGGTGGCGGCGGCGGCGTCGGCGTAGGTGGCGGCGGCGGCGGCGGCGGTGGCGGCGGCGGCGGCGTCGGCGTAGGTGGCGGCGGCGGTGGCGGCGTAGGTGGCGGCGGTGGCGGCGGCGGAGGCGGCGTAGGCAGCGGTGGCGGCGTAGGTGGCGGCGGCGGCGGCGGCGTAG